AATATACTTGCAAAGTAGATTCATCAACCTTATCTACTGATCCAAGAATAGAAATTGCTTGTCCCATCGACCAACTTGCATCTATTCTTGCCTGAATATCAGGATTAGATTTGCTTTGTCCACCTACTGACTGAAAGTGTACGTTTGGATCTGTACGTGAAATTTTACCTTTCTTTCCGTATTCTGTTTCTCTAGTAACTTCATACCATACAGTATCTCCTAATCCATAAGGAGCTAGTTGTGATTTAGAGTTTGCCTCTACAGTTACACCGTTTTCAAATTCTACAATAAAGGAATACATAATTCCGTATTTCCCTTCCCAATTTCCGTTTCCGGTAATGTTTGTAATAACACCTTGTTCCATAATATATAAATTTAATTTAACAACTTTTATTCTAGTTTATAAAGATACACTTTTATTTACAAATCTAGCAACTTCTTGCTGATTTCCAATCATCTAATGTATAGCAACTTTCAAAGATGTAACCACGATCCATCATACATTGTATATATGCACCTCTTTCCCCTTCTTTTGAAAATGTTTCAAAGTAAACTTTTGGGGCAAAGTTCATGTGATCGCAACCTTCAACTGAAAAATGCAATACAAACTTGCCTATGTCTTTACTTTTCATCTCGTAGATCTCTTGCAGTGTACAAAATATCAATAAGTTTCTCATCATCAGCATTTGCCCCATTGATGTATGTTACCCACTCTTTGGCATCCTTTAATAAATCCTTTATTTCAGAATGTTTTTCAGCTACTTCTGAAAATGTAGCTACTTTTTCTTCATACTCTAATAAACGTTCATTTCGCCACTCGATGCCCCTTTTTGTTTTTTCTAATAATTCTTCTAAATAATCGTAATCCATCTTATTTTGTTTTTTTTTCTTTTTCTATATATTCTTTCCAAATCTTAATTTCTGCTTCTGTAGTTTTAATATACCTTTCTTTTAGCGCATCTCTTAGATCCGTTCTTGCATTTAGTATAGCTAGAACTTCTATTCTTTCCTCCAACATCTCTTTATAAAAGTCTATTTTACTTCTTGACATTTTCTAATGCTTCATGTAGTTTATACTCTATATGAATAATCGTATTCTTTTCAAGTTCGATTTGCTCTAATTTAGCTGCAATTCTTCTATCTAGTTCTTTGTCTAAACTTATTTTGAAATCTGCTAACTCTAGCAAAGTAAATGCATCTAATATGCTTTGAAAATTAATTTTATACTCGTCCATAATTCTTTGATTCGTGAAATTCTTGTTCTGTAACGATGTTTTTTGGATCTGAAAGAAACATAAATGCTCTTTCTAGTTGTTTCTTGTTTCCGGAACTTGCTTTGAACCATGCATCTATTAATGCACTATCAAAACTGCCACTTGTTTTTTGCGTTTGTCGCAAATTATCCATGTGTTCTTGTGTAAATGTCCACCTACTATCTGTATGTATCATTTTATAGATTTATTTTATACAATTCTTCTAACCTTTTCTTGATAGTTGTTGAAAGATCTTTATTGTCGCTTTTCAATATCGCTTCTAATTCTAATATAATTCTATCTGTTGCGTATTCCTTTGCTATTTCAAATAATTTTTCGCTTTTCATGTTTTTTTATTTTGCAATTAAATTAATAAAAGATATTGTACAACAACCATTTGATGCAGTTTTACCTAACATAACCTCATATCCATCAACTTCCCATGTAAACGAACCAAAAAAATCAATCCCTTCGGGATCTTCTTTTTGGCATAAAGCCAACAAAAAATTCCTTTGCTTAACAGTTAGCCATTTAACACCTCTGTAAGGTCTACCATCATCAGCATTTTGCCCCCATTTCGCTGACTTCATAAAACTTTCTATTAAATCTGTACTTTTCATCTTTTTTTCTTGATTTGTGTAGCACAAAGATAAACTAAATTATACGAATAACCAAATTTTATTTACAAAAAAAAGCACCTGACCGAAATCAGATGCTCTTAAAACCAAAAAAAACTACTGATACTCTCTATATATCAGCACTCAAATATAGTCAATCTTTTTCTAAAAATGACAAACACAAAGGTAAAATTCCAACTACACACAAAATAATCCCATTTGTTGTAATATCTCCATCCATACTAGACAAAGCATAAACAACGATTAATCCACCAACTGTACGTTTTGAACTCCATCTTCTTAAATTTCCTTTGCCCTTAAAAATTTGTGTAAGATCAAACGTTTTCAATAACTCTAATAGTGTTTTGTTCATAGATCCATCATTACATTAATTGCAGTATGTCCACCAAGAACTACACCACATCCGATTGCTTGTCGTTTGAAATTTTTTGCGTATGCTGCTGCATAGCTTTTAGCATCTACACCACATCCAACCTGCATTCCAAATACGCGATATTTTTTTCCTACGAACCACTCTACATAGCAATTTGTGTGTGTATGACCACAAACACTAGACATCATATTATTCTTGGCTTTCGTCTTGGCTTGTGATCCCTCCCCATGTTCGTAAAGTACATTATCATATTCTATACTCTCTACCCAATTCCAATCCGTTTTCAATACTTCGTTATAGCTTTTTATCCATTTCTTAGGAATAGAAGAACTAAATGCTTTACGCATAATTAAACGATCGTGATTTCCAATCAGCACATCAGCAACCGGAAACTCATCTTTCCATCTTTCTACTCTTTTTATCGCACGATCCAATTCTTTTCCACCACCAAATCCATCCGGATCCGTTTCATGGTAACTTGAATAATGATTATCTATTATATCCCCAATAAATATAACCTGATTGCAGTTATATTTTGCATAAGTTTCTTGGCAAAATTCTTGGTATCCATCTAAATCAAATGGACAATGTAAATCTCCTATAACTAAAATACGCCTCTCTTTTGTATTAAGAAACTCGAAACACTTTTTTCTATTTCCGGATAATCTAGGGCGCAAAAATGAAGTTTACGTGAATATAGCAACACATACTAGGATGAGAATAATAACTGATGAAATTCTTATTTCCCCTTCGTTATACATAGTAAAACCTATATCTACTAAAGAGATAACACCTATCGAAGTTAAAATACCTGCTACCATTAATACGTCCAAATTACGCACTGTGATTTTTCAGGATCCACATCCGTATGAATATACGTATCTGCCAATCCAATACGGGTAAAACCTGCTGCTAATAAAGCATCTATAAGTATGTATCTTTTTCTGCTATCGGTGCAGTGTATATCTACTGCCAATCCTAAAAGATGGCTACTGTTCTTTTTGCCACCTACTTTTTCATTATGCTCCACTGATCTATATCCTGAATTTATAATTAGAGGAAAGCCGCATATATCTCTACATAAATCTAATTGCTCTAATAGCAATAAATCCATCATTTCTCCGGATCCCGGAACATCAGGAGATTCAAATTCTTCTAGCTTAAAATACTTGTACACTATATCCCTTTTCGAGCTATCAAAATTTTCAACTCCGAAATACCTTCTATGCATTGATTTATCATAATTTTAAGTTCTTTCTTATCGTCCTCCATTGATCGTACTCTTGCTTTTAGATTTACAATTTCTCCGTTCATCTTCACATACACCCCTACTATCGTTAGTAAACTTGGCAACAATGTAGCCAAAATCGTTTCTATTTCCATATTTTCGTACCCAATTTTTCAACAATCTTAAATTTTCTTTTCTGCTCATCTCCACCAAGTGTTAGGCATTCTATTATATCGCAAATTTCCATCTGCTCCTGTACTTACTGAAAGTCCATTTTGATAATAAACAGATCTTTCAGGATACATATCAGGATAAGTGTTTGATGAGTATTCAGGAAACGTAGATGCATTTGCACATAGATACGCGATCATTCTGCTAGTGTAAAATTGTGCGTTTTGTCGCGCCCTTTCTATTTCTCGATGCAAATCATCTTGTGAAATTTGTGCAGTGTTATCTGCTGACCTAATTACCAATCCACCGTTATCTAATTGAACGTAGAGATTTGGTATCAATTCTACCATTGCCCACCATGCCGTCGCTTTACGTATGTAATTATCTAATAAAGCTATATAAACCGGATCCGGTGCAGGAGTAACTGTAACAATTTCATCTTTGATCTTTTCGTAAAGATCCGTTCCTAGATATTGCTGAATATATTTATCTTGTGATAATATAACAGAAGAAACTATATAATCATCATTTACTGTTCCACTAAGAGTAGTGAGATGTTTGAGATAATCTGTATTTACAAATAAAACTTCTTTAGTTAATCCCATGATTTTTAATTATAGTATCCATGATTTGGCATATCAATAGGACGTTTTGCTACTTCACTTTCGTTTCTTGGTATCCTTACTTCATCTCGCATATCAGGTGGTAATGAAGTAATCAATCTTCTTGCTTCATTTACGCTAATTTTTTCGTTATCCTTTTGCAGGAACGTTACTCTTTCCCACCAATGGTAGCAGTTTGGACCTCCCTTATAAAACCATATATTGTAATCGTCTGATCCACCTATACCAAATCCGGGATTTGCGCCACTCGCTTCTAATATATCATCTTTAGTATATACCTTTCCTGCAGAAATCATTTTTGAACAAAAATCTCTTTCAGGCTTATGTGTTCCACGATCCGGTGCATATCTATATCTGATTTTTATTAATGCGTTATCCTGATCGCTTTCTCCACGTCCATCATTTCCTGTACTTGGAATAACCGATGCAAAGCTAAATAAGGCATCCAACATAGGCTCCCGATGATAATCTACCACTCGGCTGTCAATAACCTCGTAATCGTCGCCTATGACCTCTCCTTTGTCCAATAACTCATCTAGGAATGCATTGTGATATTTCTCTAGATCAATCGGCTTATTAGATTCAAATCTGCTTTTCGGTTCTGCAACTGCAGGAACTATATCCATTTCACGTATTTCAAACGCACCATCTAAATCACATCCACGTAGCAAAGATTGCACTGCTTCTTTGATAGTACGTTGAAACGGTTTGATAACTTGCTTAGAAAATAACCCTGCAGCGATTTCTAATTCTTGTGTACTACCTAATTTCCCTTCGGTAGCCACACCAAACATAGCACTGCTCACTACTCTATGACCGATCATTATCTTATTTGTCGATTCTGTACTTAGGAACTGATATTGCTTATCAGCATCAGAAATAGGGAACGGTTCAAAATCAGGTTTTCTATCAGGATTATCACTATATGTAACTACAAACTTTCCTGCATTTGTAGATCCGGCTAACTGTTTTTCTATATCTTGACGTATTCGATTTCTTTCATCTTGTGCAGGTACTCCATTTTTGAAGTGTATAGAAAAACTAGGTGCTAATCCTGCTTTGATATTATTTATATGATATATCGAAATTTCCTTATCTAACTCGATGTAATTTAATGCACCGATATAATCCGGTTTCGGATAAAAGAAACTGCCCGGAGAAAACGGTTTTACGTATAGTATTTGATGTGGATGATCTATCTTTCTTTCCGGATCGAATGCGCAACGTTCTATAACTTCTTCTCTAGTATCTGCCCAATCTCTAGAATAGTAGTAATAATCAATTTCATCTGCTTCATTTACTTCTCCTGCACGTATAGTTTCAAACGGCAAATGTCTTACCTCTGTTATAGTGCTTCTATCTAAAGAGTA